CTTTACATCCACCGGATCACGGCGGTCTCCATCGTGGAGGCCGCCAGATGTCCTAATCAGGATGTCCTCCACTCGTATTAAACGAGTGAGACCCACCTACGTTTCAGAGTAAGGCTGTAGGGCCTTGGAAGAAACTCCAAGTGATCCTCGTCCTGGGTCGGAGGGTACAAGAAATCAAGTACCCGCCCGGCCAGAAGTCGAAAACACTTCGCGAGCGCCGAATCTCCTTCAAGGGGATCTTCGGTGCTAGGCGTCTCCGCAACGTAGCAGCGCGTTTCACGACGCTGCAAGAAGCGATTCCACCTAAGGCGAGGCACAACTTCGCTGTGGAAGTGCCACCCCAACGCGGGGCTGTCAACGGGCACCTGGGGAAGCTTCCCCAAGACGCGCTCCACGGCCTTTTTCATGGCCATGGCACACCGCACGTAACCTGCTGCATGCAGCTGGTTACATGTGGCAACAGTTGACACGATACCCGAAGAATCTTTCCGACTTGTCGGAAGATCACGACGCATGTAGACTGGTGTCACATGCGAACCGTCGTAACCATCCACGCCACACGACTCTCTGAACTTGCCAGTCCAGAAAGACTTGTGACGGTTGACTTTGAAGCCTAGGGCTTCAAGGTCTGTACAAGTCGCAGGTGCCTCGTCCGCGGGGAAGATTAGATCATCCCCGTAGACGTAGACGTCTCGGCTTTGTTCGTAGACGAGACGCCGGGTCGGGAATCGCCCTGCCCTCCAAATGCGTGAAGCAATGATGCTCGTATAGAACACCAAAGCTTCCACCGGAAAGCAGAGAGCGGAGCCCATTGACGCGAACTTCTTAAGGGAGAGGATCTCCCCGTTTGGAAGTTCAGCACTCGTGCTTCGGCACGCCATGACCCAATCAAGAAGGACCTGATTGGATTTTAGGAGCGCCTTGGCGTGAGCCAAGGAAACGCGGTCGCTAGCTTCTTTCATGTCGATGGTGGCGAACCTACCATCTGACGATGAAAGGAGAGCTAATTCTTGATTGACGCTCTGGTCCGTGAAGTTCACGTGACCACCCGTCAACACGGATGTTTCCATCCGGTGAACAAGAATCGCCTTCAAGCCCTGCTGTGCGAATTGCATGCACACGGGCTCTACAGCAATGACACGAGGCGTCTTCAAGGTCTTAGGGACAAGAACCACCCTGACGGGCGGTTCGTCCCGGGCATTGACTGGGACTGGCAGAGGATCGTCAACGGACGGATCGTGGGGCCCTTGGAGGGCCCTCGCGAACCGCTCGTGGGTGAAACCCACATCCGAAAGCCGTTCATGCCAAGTCAAGAAGCGCCACTTTCCGTTTCCGGAGATGTGCTCCCTTGTCGCCCCCGGCCCGTGCCTAGGCATCATGTCGAGGAAGTCCTCGATGCCAACTCCGAGATCGCTGATAAGGATTTCAGCGACCTTCTCGAAGTAGCGATGCAGTTGGTCGGATCCACCGGAGGAAGACACCGAATCGTCGCACTGCTTGTACTCGTCAATGGCGTCCTGCTCACGCTCTTTGGAGCACGAGCGTTGGATCTTCTTGCCGAAAAGGCAAACCTGCCTCACGGCTCGAATGCAATCCACCGACGGGTTGGCAAGCAGAATTCCCTGAGCGTCAAACACTTGAGTCAGGAATCCCTGCATGAAAGCGGGAATTCCAGCATGCCCCCTCTTCTTGAAGGAGAGGAACATGCCAGGCCTCACGGAGCAAAGCGCAAGACTTCTTTCAAAGTCCCGCGCAAAATTCGGTAGGGTGATAGTAATGAAACTATCACCCTCGTGTTCGACACGTGATCGCAACGTTTTAACGTCGCGAGACACGGGGGCACCACTCATCCTGCCGCAATCATGCAGCAGGTCCTCGAGGAGTCCTACAAGGCTTTTCACGCTGCCTCCTTTAAAAGAGTGTAGCGTCCAGGGTGTTCGCAAGAACATTCCCCGGTCCCATCAGCACCTAGCCAGCCTTCTCTCCCCAACTCGTTAGGTTTCCCTATTGAGCATCTTGAGGAGATTGGCGGACGAAAGGAATGCCACCAAGGCGTTGCCCAGGTTTTGTCCGTCCGTCGCCGTCAAGCCAGTTGTCGGCATGTCCAACGTGAACGAGGCCGTCATGCTTGCCAGAAGATTCTGGGCAGGCACGAGAGGGTCCGCCGCGAAGGAATCACGCCGCAGGCGCGCAACACAGCGGTTCCGCTTCCCCTCCTGGTGCTGCAAGGTGAGGGTGTAAACCACACCTGCATCATTCAGGTAGTAGGCGGAACTGTCGAGCCCGCGTCCTGAAGACGCAAGACTCTTTGCCACTGTTGCGTAAGTGACAGAAACAGGGTCTGCGAACAATGGAGTGTCCTCGAAAAAGGGTTTAACTTCGGCCGAACTTGGACAAACCAAGCGAGGCCAGGATCCCGACTTGCTTCGGACTCAAATCCGACAGCCCGTTCGA